ATGCCATTATCTAAAGGATCTGTTGGAAGATAGGGTAGCTAGAATAGATAAGATGCATGAGGATAAAAGCTATACATACGATACGGATGATAATTATTGGTGCGCTACTTGTGGGTCTCATTCTCATAAAAAGGATTCCGAGACAGGATATTGCTGGCATTGCGATACGGTTAATTGGGTTAGAGAAGATGGAGCAGATGTTGGGGTATAATTGTTAAGGCAATTATACCCTACTCTATAATTGAATGAAATATGGGAAAAGATAAGAAAATAAAAATAGGTCAGAAGAAAAACGAGTCCACAAAAAAGGTACTTGAAGAAATAGAGAATAAGGCTATTGAATGTCTTTACGTCAATATGTATGATTGGCAACGCAGGGATCTTTCGAAAGAAGATTTATTTGAGTATGCCGAGGAGATGAAGAGATGCCTTGATAAGATATTTGATTTGGCGATTGATGAAAGATTAAAGTAATAACTTAAAATATGATAATATGAAAATTCAAGTAGAATTAAATTTGGAAGATGTATTCGAGGAAGCTATGTACAACGAAGCGACGTTGAAATAGGAGTTTACTAGCTCGGTCAGGTTAGCCGTAGTACGTGAACTTAAAGAAAAGTTCAAGAATGAGTTGATGAGGGAAATATCCAATCCGATATCAGAGAAGCTTGAGGATATAGCGAGGGAATCAATGAGTGATCTGATCGAAAACGCTAGCGAGAAGAAATATAGATTTAGGGTTGATTATAGGGAAGAGGAGCTGACAGTAGATAAGCTTATAAGAAGCAGGATCAAAAAAATCGTGGATGACAATGTTGAGACAATGATAAGCTCAAGAGCCAAATCTTTTGTCGATGAGTTAAGGAAGAGGTATGACATGGCGTTTGCGACCTTCATCGTGGATAACATGAGAAAGCAAAATATGTTGAAGGATGAGAAGATAGCTGAACTGTTAAAAGATAATCCAGATGAGAGGTAGGGAGGATGCCAAAGGAAGGCTGCGATCGGTGCTCATGACGCCGGCTGCTCCCGAAAGGATAAGGGTGTTGTCTCCGTCATGGTACAGGGCGGCGGCGGAATTTCAAGGGAAGCCTGAGTCTAAACAGCTAGATTTTTGTTCATGGTGCTGTTGTGCTGGAGGGTGTAATTTATGCGCTGATATAAGTAAATATAATACAAAAGGACTTAAAATATATGGAGGATAATTATATGGAGATAGAGAAGCTTAAAGAAAAGTATGACTTCTCTGATGGGTTGATGAGTAAGATAGAGCATTCTATTGACGTATTAAGAAAGGGAGAGGAGTTTGCCCTTAGGTTTTATGATAAGGGATATTATCTTGCTTTCAGTGGAGGCAAGGATAGCCAAGCTCTTTATCATGTAGCTAAATTAGCTGGCGTTAAGTTTGAGGCTCATATGAACATGACTACAGTAGATCCGGCAAACATAGTATCTTTCGTGAAGAAGAACTATCCGGATGTAATAAGACATGTTCCGGATATAAACTTCTACCAGCTTATACGGAAAAAGAAATGTCTCCCATCAAAAACTCAAAGATATTGTTGTGAGGTACTTAAAGAAAGAGGAGGAGGAGGTACGGTAACTTTAGTAGGGATAAGATCAGAGGAATCAAAAACAAGATCCAAAAGAAATGAGATCGGAACCAGTAAAAGAAAGTATGATATATCATTCGATCAGTTCGATGAGCATAAAGAAAAGATGGTATCTTGCGTTGGAGGAAAGGATAAGGTAATAATATCTCCGATACTTGCATGGACGGACAAGGATGTATGGGAGTTCTTGAATAAGATGGGTATAGAACATTGTGATCTATATGATAAGGGGGGCGAAGAGGATAGGATGTATATTATGTCCGATGTCTAGTATTGAAGAGATGATGAGATACCCGTTTGATTACCCTCATCAGACAAAGAAGTTCTTGAGTGAGATAGAAATGCTTGTAAAGGATGGTCATTATCAAGGGCTAGGGAGAAATCCAAATACGGTATTAGCATGGTATTTGTCAAAGAGGACGGTGGATGATTTCAAGGGGCTGGTAAAAAGAATACAATCCGGGAAATTTAGACCTAATAAAAAGAATAGGAAGCTATGGGATAGATTTATAGATTATTTTGATCTTAAAAATATAAACATATGAGAAAGATAATAGGAGCGAAAGTAAGAACCCTTTGCCCTTTAAAAAGCAAGGGCGGTACGGTTATAGAAGAAGGAGAAATATGTACCATAGTCAAAAGCTATAAAGGATATGGTATCCGTACCGATGACTATCGAACAATAACTAGAGTGGATAAATGTTGTGTTGAGTTTATGAAAGAATGAATATGAATGATGGGAGGAAGGATGGTATTAACTATTAATAATGTTTATTTAATTTAATTCAAAAACAAAATGTCTACTTTTGTAGACACATAAAAATTGCATATATGAAAAAGAGTGAGTTTGTAAAGAAATTGGAGAAGATCATCGATATGGTTAAGACCGAAGATGATGGTTTCGAGTATGGTGGCAAAGTCATTTTCTATAAAGAAGATGATGATAACTGTGAAATCAATGTAAAGAACATTGAGATGAATCTTAGGGTAGAAGCCAATGTTATGGCTGGTATGGATGATATGGATTTTACCTGCCTTATGAGTGAGGTTTATAAACAAAAGGCGGTAAAGGCTATAATGATGGAGAAGGATGACGATGAAGACAATTAATGAGATGACCGATCAGGAGATATATGATCTTACTGACGAGCAGATAGATAGATTGATCATAACAAGATGCGCTAAGGAGGGTGTTAGGTTTGTGGACGAACCTCCAGTTATGAAGACATACGACTACAAACCTATTTCTCCATCTAATTTCTTCTACCTTTTAGAAGGATTGAGCATAGCTGTTTTTAATCAGGATGATGCTATTAAAATAGCTAAGTTCTTAAGTAAGTTTGATTTATACAAGACTACATACGATTTCACTATATCCAATGATAAGATATATAATAAGTTGGATATAATCAATATCAAACATATTCCAATGTTTGATACGAAAGATGAGGAATCCTACAAATCTATAAAGGACAAGAATAATAAGATTGAGGAGGAGTATAAAGATCAGGTAGATAAATACAAGAAGGATATAAAAAGAATGAGTGAAATCCATGCCGAGATCTGGTCGAAGGTAATCGATGTAAGAAATAAGATTGATCATATGAATCATCTTAGATTCCTTTTTGTAAAGGAATATCTTCCGTTGGTGGATCATGATACGAATACGGCTATGACGTTTTTTAAGAAAGCTTATGACGTGGATGATGATACGGAAAGATATATTCGTGAAGGGATAAAGGATTACCCATTGTTTAACAACAACATAGATTAATAAGATGCACAATTGGTTTAAATGTACGGTTTCTTATGAGACCGATGCCGAGAACGGCATGAAGAAGAAGGTAAAGGAAGAGTATTTAGTGGATGCCCTTTCTTATACAGAGTGTGAGGCTAGAATTATAGAGGAGATGAGACCGTTTATCTCCGGTGAGTTTAGTGTTGATATCAAACGATTCCGGATAGCGGAATTATTCGCCATGGATGGAGACCGGTTCTATAAGGTCACGGCTGATTATATTACGATAGACGAGAAATCGGGCAATGAGAAACGCAAGGCGTTTAACTACATCGTTCGGGCCAATGACCTTGATCATGCCAAAAAGAATTTCGAGGAAGGCATGAAAGGAACCATATCAGATTTCGTTGTCACTTGTATCAAGGAAGAGAAGAAACTGATGGACTTCTACGAGTTTGATGGTAAGATCAGGAATCCGGAGAAACATGAGAATAATAAGCAATAAAGCTAGCTATGAGACCACATCATCCGTCGCCGAGAAGTTGATGGAGATAAGCAAGATGGAGGGTACGATTTATCGTATCCTCACATTGTCTAACAAAACTTATCTAGCTTCTAAATTAGGATATAGCAGATCGGGGTTCTATAAGAAGATACAAAACAGGAGTTTTAATATCCGGGAACTAGCTCAGATATTCGACACGATCATCAATTTCAAGGAACAGGATTGGGCGGAGAGTAAGATAGGTAGGCTTAAAAGATATAGGGCCATAAGCCTTATGGAGTTCAATAAGAATTATAAACGAAAGAAAGCATGAGAGGTAGGATGTTGCCGTGTGAGAGATGCGGGAGGATGGTAGCTGTCAGAAGCAAAGGGTTATGCCAAGTATGCAGGGCCAAGGAGCTACCGCCAAAGGGAAGGACGGCGATACGGGCGAAGGCCAAGCCCAGGGGTAGGAGCCTAGCCGTGTTCTTTGGCGCCCATGTGACTAGATTGAGTATGACAAGGAGATCTGCTACCGGCGCATATATACCATGTCCTGGGGTAAGTAACATCTGTCACTTATACCCTAAACGGAAATATAAATCGGTCGCCGAGGATAATGATAACATTATCTACTTGACGGCTGATGAGCATACAAAATTCGATTATCTATTAGATACGATGGATTTCAGCCGGCTCTTGGACGAGTTTGGCAATGTATGGCTGTTGGCAGCCAGACGGATGAGGGATCTCGCACCTAAAGTCAAGGAGGATGGTAAATTAAAAACCAGATTATTATCATGGATAGAAGAAAACAAAGATTACTTTTAGGCCTAGGATATAAGGCTATAGGTGACACGATATATAGTTATGGGACGATCATGGAGGTCATAAGCGATCAAGAACTGTTTGATGACATGAGAGTCCGTTTATCCGAGAGACACAATGTGGTTATCGAGGATAATGGAGAGATAGGAGGATCGGGTTTAGGCAAGATAAAGGACGTGTGTCCATCATACTACTGGAGATCATCACTTCCAATATTAAGAGCATATCATACAGATCCTAAATTTACCGCATTCTTTGGCATATTAGACGTTTTATCAACGGTTCCGAAGGAAGATATCTATGAGGAAGAAAAGCCTGTTGACGAGCCTAAAAAAGAACCTGATGAGGAGATAGAAATTGAGTATGATCTGGAGACTGAGCAACAGTATTATGCCGCTGAATGGATCAAGGATATCCCGACACCAGTCTTATACAGAATGACCGTGGCTGGCAAGCGTGTTTATTATGAAATGGGAGCTGATGGATACCCTATCATATATGATGGGGCTACCAATAATATTGCGAATGGGTATTGTGATACTTCCGGGGCATTAGAAAAATGGAAAAATGAGATGAGACTCAAGGGTAAGGACCCAGACGAGTATGCCAACTACCGGGCTGACTTAGGAACTATCATGCATTATCTGTTTGGGTTATATCTGACGGGAGTTAAGATAAAACTGATTCCAACATGGATAAGAAAAGCTGTTAAGGAAGCTAAGTTGAGAATAGACAAGTATAGGATGGAGCGGATATTAGTGGATAACATTGATGAGCTAATAGAGGATCTAATATCATTTGCCATATTCTGCAAGGAAAGACATGTAAAACCTGTATTGATCGAGAAGATGTTGAGGTCAAGCAGGTTAAAGGTAGCTTCTTCGGTGGACGCCGTGGTGGAGATGGACAGCGAGCCGGAGACAGTGGAGATAGAGGTCGAGACAGGAGAGTTCTATAAGACTGGAGCCAAGAAGGGTCAACCTAAGACAGAGAAAAAGAAGATAAAGAGATGCAGGAGGATATTCGCTATATTGGACTTCAAATCAAACAGGAAAGGCAATTTCTATGATGAGTATGCTTTTCAACTTGAGTTGTATAGAAGAATGATAATGGAGAACTACGGAAAGATATTGGAGATAGAGGAGATATATAACTTCGCTCCGGGTGATCCTACCGCCAAGACAAGCCAATATAAACTGAAGAGACAAACTGATAATCCTATACTTAACATGGCTACAGTCGTATATCTCCAAGGTAAGTATAAGTTCGAGAAAACCAATTATACGGTTACATCAAGAATAGGATCTTTGGATATAGAAAGTGATTTTGAATTGAATAACTTGATAAGAAAAGAATCACTGAGAGATTATATTTATCGAATCATGAGTGAGAGGATAGGATAATGGAGTTTAGGGAATTTGACAAGAGCGTTCACAGATATGAATTGGATCATAGTAAGCCAAGAAGAAAGCTGACGTGCCCGCAATGCGGCAGGGATAGATGCTTTACGCCGTACGTAGATGTAACCACCGGACAGATAGTAGGGGAGCAGTTTGGGGTATGTGATCACAAAAATAAATGTGGTTATTTTAAATATCCAACAGGCAATGAGCTTGGGAGCAATGATCTTTTTACCGATTCTAACAAAGTGCTAAGAAGATACAGGCCTCCTGTGAACCCAGATATAGCCAACTGTATCCCAGTAAACAAGATGTTTGAGACCCTTAATCCTTTCGAGACATCCGATCTTCAAGATTATCTATCCAATATCTTCGGATCGTATCATACCAATAGGGCATTTAGCTTGTATAAGGTGGGGATGATGAGATTCGGGGACTGGGGTAAGTGCTGTGTGTTCTGGCAACTGGATAAGAATTGGGTGGTGCGGACCGGGAAGATAATGGACTACGGGCCTGACGGGAAGAGGGTAAAGGTTCCCATGGATCATGTATGTTGGGTGCATATACTGGACGGTCAGGATTACCTGCTTAGGCAATGCCTGTTCGGGGAGTTCCTTATCAACTTCTATCCCAATGACGCTCCGGTGTATATAGTAGAGTCAGAGAAGACGGCTGTTATCTGCAACATCGTGTACCCTAGCAGGTTGTTCATGGCCTGTGGCGGTATCCATATGTTGAAGAGGGAGATGATAGAGACATTGGGTAGGAGGCGGATAGTCCTGTACCCGGATAAGGGCGACGCTTTCAACGAATGGAGAAAGAAGGTAGACAAGGATATGAGGGGGATGAATATAGAGATAAGTGATTTTCTAGAATCAAAACCCAATATAGATGAGGGGATGGATATAGCGGATTATTTTATAATTAAACAAATTTACAATAATGGCAAAGGTAGTTGATAATTACAAGGGATTCAAGGTGCTTGAAATAACAAGACAGGAGATGATGGATAAGCTTACCAGATACGGGTGCTTAGGTATTTGCGATATGTGTAACAGACCTACATCCGTAGGTTATTACGTGGCGGTGATCAATCAATGGATATGCAAGGACTGTTACAATGATTTCATCAAGTCAATTGACAGGTATGAGGAGGATATGAAAATAGAAAACAGGAATTTTAATAGATTCTGCAATCTATTTAATGTTAAGATAGAAGAAACGGTATGAGAGAGTTGTCTTTAGCCCAGAAAGCTATGTTAAACGGATCCGTATGCCCGTATTGCAAGGTTCCATCCACTATGATAAATACGGTGGAGGGGAAGCAAGTTGGGTGCGAGAAGTGTGGGGCTTGGATGAGACCCGATCCTTTTGGGAAGCCTATGGGGAGGCTGGCTAGGCCGGATCTTCTTAGGAGTATGGATATGGTAATGACTGAGATTAATATATTTGCGTATAGGACAAAACGGGATGTACAGGATATTTACAAAAGCCTATCTGGTGAATTGGATATACCAATAGAACATGTATCCCCATATAAGATGTCTTTGCCATCACTACTTAATACCATGAGATATATTGAAAAGTATGGCGATAATCATATACGAATATATGATAGAACCATGGTAAAGAAGGCTTGCCCTAGGCACGGAGCGGTGGCGATCGGGAGCAACGCCTGCCACGGATGTCCGGAGTTCCTGTTCCATGTGGTAAACGACACGACCGATACGGTGGTGTGTGATATGGATATGAGTTATGGAGATCGCAAGAAGGATAAATATGAGCATTAGAGCTAATGATAATGGAACATTTGAGTATCGAATCAAATTGGATACCTTTAATAAAATGGATAATACATGTAAAATGAAGAAAGTTTATTTTGTTCACAAACCAACAGGTTTTTATGTTGGGGGCAATGTGAGTAGCGTAGAAGCTACAGTTTATAATAAAATGGTTAATATGGGGATGAGTAGCGAATTAGCCGATAAACTTAAAAAGGTAATAGGTACATTCCCTTGCACATGGGAGATACCAGATGAATTTGCGTCTGATCCATATTCGTATATGATTAAGCGTCTGGGATTGGAATATCCATCTTTTTTAAAGGAAGAGGATTTGGATATACAAGAGAATATAGATTTTGATGATGAGGAGGACGAAGAGGATGGGGAGATCGACTGAATATTACAGGACACATCCGGAGGCCAGAAGAAAGAAAGCCGAGACGGATAAGAAGATCAACGCCCGTCCTGAGCAGAAAGCCAAGAGACGGGAGCTGGGTCGCAAGAACTACAAGACCGATAAGCTGAAGGGGAAAGCTTATCGAAATGGGAAGGATTTATGCCATACGGCTAAAGGACTTAGATATAAATCGAGATCAGCTAACAGAGGATCTAAATCCGATACGGCTGGCGATAGAAACGCACGAGGATGAACGATAATAGGATATGGAAGACGTCTAAGGAAATTATCATGGACGCCTATGAGAGGATAATGAAATATCAGTCGGGAGAACTTCTCCCGGCTCGTACTGGATATCCTTATCTAGACAAAGCTTTGCTGGGGGGATTTTACCCTCAACATGCGATAGCCATAGGAGCTAGACCCGGAGTTGGCAAATCCTATTTGGCACAAAAGATCATGAACAATGTGATGAATGTCAATATCAATCCACAAGCAGATGATTATGTATGGTTAAGATGTGAGTTCGAGATGAATCCGGAAGACTTGGTGTTACGTTCACTATCAAAAAAAATGAACAAAGACATAGAAGATATCCTCCTTCGTAAAATGGATGAAGAGGAGATGCTGGAAATGCAAAAATGTCTTAAACAAGAAAATTCAAACAGAATAACGTATATACCCATACCTACAACAGTTGATGAGCTTAAAGACTTTCTATGGAATGTATATATGCCGGCGAATAAGGATAAGAAAATTGTATTTGTATCCATAGACCATACAGCTCTTATACAAGGTTCGGGTGATGCCAAGAGGAATATAGATAGTTTGATAAATATGTGTAATATAGCCAAAAGAACGTTCCCAAACATCTTTTTCCTTATCGTATCGCAACTCAATCGAGAGATAGAGGGCAGACGTGATCCAAAGGATCATATGCCAAGGCAGTCTGATTTCTATCAGTCTGACTCATTGGGACAGCTGTGTACGGCTATGGTAGTGTTGAATATCCCAAGGAGATACGGGTACTCCTCATACATGCAATTTCCGCAAGGATGGTATCCTAATCTGGAACGTTTCAAGAGCGAGTCAAGACGATCTTTCCGTGTAGATGGATTATTGTTCCATCATATCGTAAAGGTTCGTCAAAGATCATTGGAGGAGATTGACGCTATACATGTGGATATCATGAAAGGATATGAGCGATATTATCCTGATGGAGGGGTGGTGCGCCAAGAAAGACCGGGAGGCTCGGATGCCCCTGTGGGTAGCGGCAAGCCGGATACGACCGTGGTGACGCTTCCGCCCCCGCCTCCCAGTATTCCATTGGAGCAGCAATACATACCGCCTAGCGATGATTTCAATGTAGTACATGACGAAACACCTTATTGACATGAGATTGAGACATAATTACTTGCTTGTAGTGATAAAGGTGCTGGAAATGTTCTTGAAGACCGTATTGTCGGTTGAGGATAAGATGGGGATAAAGGAAATTATATCCTCGTTAAAGGAAATGGCTAAATACAGCATCAGATATATCATAAACCGAGAACGGGAAAAGGAGATCATGAGTATCTGTGATGAGGTATCCAATAAAGTACAGGAGTATAAAAGGATAAATGACAACTCAATGATATTAGAATTGGAGAACCTAAAAAGGGAAGTTGTGGCGGTGGAGGATCTTCTTAGCTCATACAAGGGGGTTCTTGACGCCGAACTGGTGATAGCCGAGGATGATATCAGAATCATACGGGACAAGATCGCTATAAGCCTGAGGGAGGACGGGACATGCAAGAGCATGACTGACGCCGACAAAAGAGCTAGGGTGGACGTAAGGTATGAAAGGGCATTGGAGGATTATCGAGTTCTTCTAAGATGCGCCAATACGGTTAGGGCTAAAATGTCGGTTATAGGACATCTTAATCAATCAATAAATCAATCCATATCAGTTGGTAGGGTTGGCATGGCTAATGAATCTTATACTGTAAAGCAATATGAAAAAGGGAAAGAGATTGTCGAAAGCAGACGGCCTTAGGGTATTAATAAGAGCTTATCATCTTATAAAGAATAGACATGAGAGTTTTATATGTGTGGCTATAGTTGAAGCGGCTGATATGCTTGAGTTGGCAGATAGAAAAGATGATTTTGCATATGAGCTTATACCTGAGTTAAGAATGTTTAAGCCGATTAATAAACGTATCGATGAGTTATGGTTTGATTCTTTGGATGAGGACACAAGATTATATATACTTCGTAGATTGATTGATATATACAATGATAATGATCATTCTGACATAGTTGAGAGAATAGCTAGAAAAATAAGATCAATATTTTAATTCATTCATTTATGTATATAAATTTTGAACAGATGATGACATCAGGATTAACGATGTCTGATGTCGGGTATCTTTTGATGATCCGGCAGAAAGAGGAGATGGCTAGCGTCATTCCAAAGGAGAAAATAGATAGTTATAAAGCATCTGGTTATATCGAGCTTCAGAAGAATGGGAAGTGGAAGATAACGCCAAGGGGAGGGTCGCTGCTGATGCTGATAGAGACACCCGGCCTGACACCGGAGGTCGAGGGGATCCGGGATCGTATCGTTGGGGTATATAACGATATGGGTAAGGATACAGGAGCTATCAAGGAGGTGGAAAAAAGGCTTATCTGGTTTGTGGCTAACACCAACTTCAAGGAAGAACCTATAGTAAGGGCCGTAATATCCCATATAGACCTTAAACGTGAATACACGATGAGGTTGGATAACTTGATATGGAAGCCGTCAAATGTCTATAGCGTACATATGAGCTTATCGGAGTCGACGCTATTCGATACGATCATAAAAATGTATGGCATGACATCTGATCTATATCTTAGGGAGAACAAGAACAAGGAACTGGCATGGTTGTTCGCCGTAAGCCGACTCCCGGATCCTCCTAAGAAAATGGATAAGGAATATACTATTACTGGAGATGTTAAGATGGACATCGAAAGAATATCAGATATAAAAAAAGAATTAGGTAGAAGATTAAAGATGTCAATTTAGCATGGAAAGAAAAGAAATTGAAAAAGTAGTCAAGGAAGTGATCTTTGAGAAGATGGGTGAGTTTACGGGTTTTAATCATGCTGCCGAGATCGATAACGAGGATGGGCTGGCGACTGACATGGCTATGGATTCCTTTGACTACGCAGAGGTGGTGATGGAAATAGAGAAAAGGATGGGTATATCTATACCTGATGAGACACTAAACATCAAACCTTATACTAAACTTACGGTAGGGGAATTTATGGATATATTATATAATTATCTAAATAATCATGGAGAGAGATAAAATATTGAAACTAGCCAGAAAAGAGATATTTGAAAAAATGCATAAGTTCAATTACATTAATAATATAGAGGTAATTGATGATGTAAAAGAAGATAGTAATTTATCATCTGATCTGGCTATGGATCCATTTGATTTATTAGAGGTGTTGATGGAGATTGAAGAGAAGATTGGTATAAGGATATCGGATGATGTCTTCGGTGATAAACCTGTTGATGAACTAACTGTAGGGATTTTTGCGGATATGTTGTATGTTTATTTTAAGGACAAATAATGGATTTCGGATATGACGATTGGGAAGAGGGGCTAGAAACCCCTCTTGTCGATGATTGCGATGACGATCACAATGAGGAGGATGAGTATGATTTCGGCTAAAGAACTAAGGATAGGGGATCTTGTAAAAGACAAGGCTGGCAATATATGGAGAGTAGGGTGCGTTACTGGTATGCGTAATGAAAGTAAGTCATTGATCCTTGAACGTGAGGTTGATGATGGGATAATGAAATGGTATTCCGGGGAAGATGATGTCATGCCTATTGAGATAAATGATAATATACTTGATACTATCTATTTCAAGCGTGATAAGGGGCGGGATGTATATCGAGGCTACGGAATATCTATAGAGATTTTTGATGATGGGTATTATCTTGGGCTTAGGGATCTGGAAGACGATCTAAGCGATCCTATTCAGATTAAGAATCTTCACCATCTACAAAACCTGTTAATGGACTTATACGGACATGACATAAAAATAGATAAGCTTTATGGTAATACCGGAGAATAATTTGTTATGTAAGGTTATAAACGGAGAGAAGGTTCTCGCCGCCTCATACTCCCAGATAGATACGTTCGTTCAATGTCCATATAAATGGTATAAGACTTACGTGGAAGGGAATAGGTCCACGGAGAAGCATGAGGCCACGTCATATGGTACGGTTATCCATCAGACGATGGAATATTTCTTCAAGAACGGATGCAGACCTTCTTATGAGGATATGAGCAAGGCATTCAACTACTACGCTGATATAGAACAGATTCCTTTCGATAGCGTAAAATCGCAGATCGAGTCCATGCAACATGCCGCTAGGTTAATAAGATGGATTGTAGGATTGTTCGAGAAGGATGCGGCTGGTAATTACAAGAAAGCGTGGTCGGGCCTTACGCCAATGGAGAAAGTGATCCGGGGGTCGAGACCGGCCGGCGTGGAGGAGGACTTCGTCCTGCCTTATAAGCTGCCCAAGCCCCTTACCTTGGATGGCGTGATGTACGATAAGGTACATATCATAGGATCGGTGGACTGGCGTGGAGAGTATAAGACAAAAGACAGGATAGCTATGTATACGATAGACTGGAAGTCCGGGAGAAAGTTATTCGATAAGGATAAGCTGCTTCACAATCTCCAGCATCCGATATACGCCTTTTACATATACAGGAAGTATAAGGTATTACCAGATATGTGTAGCTATTTTTTTACCCGTATGTTGGATAACCAAAACGTGAAGGTAGATAAGGAGAAAGTGGAGAGATCGGTCAAGGAACTTAATGATATCCTTCTTGATATGTATGATTTCGAGACAAAGAAGATTGATAGCTACCAAGCTCACGTTTGGGACGATGCCAAACAAGGGTATAAGTACGAGAAGCGCTACCTCATGGGACTCCAGCCGGCCTGCCTTGAACCCCGCCCCAAGCCCTTGTGTTTTTGGTGCGATTTCTCAATCCATAAACAAGGGACGTGCAGGTATTCATCGGATTGGGACGAGCCTAAAAGAAAGAATAAAAAAGATTAACTTTATTAAAAAGCCTAGGTAAATATCTAGGCTTTAATTATATTTGCGATGCAAAAAGATCAGATCATGGAAGAGAAAGATGTATTAAATTTATTAATGTCGAGAAAAGATATCAGGAAGCTGGTAGAGAAATCGAATGAATGTTATTCTAAAATGGATTTCGTGGGAGCCATGAAATACCGGAAGGAGATAAAGGATATCGTAGACCGGGAATCGAAGATCATGTTGACAAAAAGCGAGTCTTTGGTGAGTTTGATGAACAACGCTGATAATGAATATAAATTCAATATGCTGGTATGGCTACATTCCATGATGTGTATGGCAGATGTGTTTAACGGGATATTGGAGGATTTCAAGGATGGGGTAAGGAAAGCCAATGGCAACTCTAAGTTCGTTAAATTCGATAATCTGGATCGGTTGATGACGGAATGCAAGAAGGAGATTGATTACCTAATGAAAGGTACAAGTAAATCGTTTCAGATATCTTTCGCCGTAAGAAGCGATGAGCTAAGGGAGATGATAGAGAATATGGTTGGCGACAATATCCGGGAAGGGTATGATATGTTTAAGGAAGAGGCTAAGATGACCAAGGAGACAGACAGGAGCAAGATAGAGGAATTTAATAAAAAGCTTGACCATGATCAAATGTAATATAAAGCTAGGCGATATAGTCCATACCCAGATAGGAGTAGGAGAGGTGATAGCCATAAGCAAGACCAAAGAGACTTTGATGGTGAAGATGGATGATGGTCGGGAATGCCCTATAAGACTAGAGTACGTAAAAGACGTTTTTGATAACTACAAATCCAAATGATTTACAAATTAAGACCATATCAAGAGGAGTGTGTTAAAAGTACCTCCGATTACATAAATTCTGATAGACATGATCCGGCATTGATCGTAGGTCCTGTAGGTTGCGGTAAGTCACTGCTGATAGCAGAGGCGGCTAGATTGATGGGAGATAAGACGCTGATTTTACAACCATCAAAAGAATTGCTGCAACAGAACCACAACAAGATAACGTCGTATGGCATACCGGCTACCATCTACTCCGCTTCCTGTGGAAAGAAAGAGCTGTCTAACATGATATACGCCACGTTAGGGTCTATCAAGAAGGTTGTTGGTCAGCTTAAGGAGATGGGGATCAGGAACGTGTTGATAGATGAGGCTCATGCCGGGTATAGCCCGGAGGACGGCAGTGAGTTCATGACATTCATGAATGAACTGAAACCGAAAAAGGTGATAGGGTTTACCGCTACACCATGCAGGCTTAAAACGATGTCGATAGGGCAGGTGTCATATTCCCAGCTTAATTTCATCACTCGTATGAGACCGGTATATTTCAAGAACCTAATCCATGTCATACAGGTGGAGGAGATGATAAGGCAAGGATTTTGGACACCTCTTAAATATGAGACATGGGATTTCAATGGAGATGCCCTTAAACTTAATTCTAACGGCTCCGAATATACGGCCGAGTCTATTAGTGAGGCGGTGAGAAAAAACGGCTTAAACAACCTTATTTTACGTCGGTTGATGGTATTAAAAGACGTATGCAGATCTATACTGGTGTTTATGGATTCTGTTGAGAGCTGCAATACCGCCGCCGAATGGACGAACGCAAAGATATGCGCTGGCATGGCGGAAGTGGTTCACGGAGGCACGCCAAAGAAACAGCGGGAGGCTATAGTCGAGGGGTTCAAGTCAGGTAAGACGAAGGTAGTGTTCAACTATTCCGCCCTCGGTACGGGATTCGATCATCCGGGTCTGGATTGCGTGATAGTAGGAAGGCCGACATTCTCGTTCTCGTCGTTTTATCAGTGGCTTGGAAGGGCAGTCCGTATAAAAGACGGAAAGGATAGTGCTTTGGTCGTTGATTGTTGTAACAACTCGTCAAGGTTCGGTGATATAAGGAAACTTAGTATAGAGAACTACAAGGGGTATGGATGGGGAATGTTTATCGGCGATAAGCTAATAACTAATATCCCGATGGGGGATAAGGTAACGAAAACAGATCTGGATATCAAAGCCGCCAAGAAAGATCGTAGGAGGGGGCTGGCGCAGGGCGTAACCGCCGCCCCTGTTCCCGGAAGGCCGGATCATCCCCTTGGATCTACGGTGATGACATTCGGCAAGTATTGTGGATGGATGTTTCATTCGATTCCAGTATCGTATTTCAAATTCATAAACGAGACCTTTGACTGGAGTAATGATCGAAACAGGGAGATAAAAGAATACATAGATTTTTTAATTAAAAACAATAGATTATGAATATGAGTATAGATGAGATAAAAGATATTTGTGTCCAAATCGCTATAAATGGCGTACATATATCACAAAAAATTAAATCAAATCATTGCATGATGATGGTATTAGCGTCAGCCCAAATAGATAATATTTTATCTAAAGAAAAGAACGGAGATCATGATTACGATAATGATAAAGATATTATCATTGGTCGTATCAAGATAATAGAATGTGAGTTGAAACAAATAAAAGGATTATTATGATTATGATAGGGTGTATATATCATGAGGCTGATCTTGACGGAGTAATGTCAGCGGCTATAGTAAAAAAGTATTTCAAAGGGGACATTGATCTTCTTCCTTACAATTACGGCAAGGAAATACCTGACGTGAATAAATATAATAAGGTGTTTGTAGTTGACGTGTCATTTGGAAACAGAACAAGATTCCTTTTCGATGAGTGGAAAGAGAAAGGTATAGATGTCGTATGGATAGACCATCATAAGACTGCCATAGACGATATGAGGGATTACGAGGTAAAGGGCAAGAGGCGCATTGGAACGGCGGCCTGTGAGCTTACGTGGGAATATATTTTTGATGATATCGAAACCCTCGATGTGGTAAAATTATTGAGCGCTTATGATGTATGGGATCATGATCGCTTCGAATGGAGTGACGTTCTTTCATTCCAATATGGGATGAGAGGGTATTGCGGGCTTGACGTTGACATGGTCAGGGAGGTGCTAAACAAGGCGAATGGCGAGTTTGTTTCTGATATGATAAGAAATGGCGAGGCCATAATAGAATATATCATCGAGAAAAACAGAGGAGAAATGAAGATGTTCTCATTCGAGGCAGATATATTTGGATACAAGGCGATATGTATGAATACTACGGAGTTTAACTCCACCACATTCGAGTCTATGTACGATCCTAGAAAACATGATTTGATGATGCCATTTTGCTGGAACGGAAGATTCTTTAGATGTTCATTCTATACCACCAAAGAGGAGGTGGATGTCTCGGCGCTGGCACGCAAGGCCAACCCCGGTGGCGGCGGTCATAAGGCGGCTGCCGGCTTCCAGCTTAGCGTGGAGGATATGATGGAGTTCTTAAAAAGTAAGGAGATGTGATATGATATGGATATTGTTTATTGTGGCGATAATCATATTATCCATAATTGTAATGATGAAGGGTTGGGATAAACTACATTGCAGCATGTTCTACGAGGGACTAATTATG